TCCCGTATTGCCGTCTGCATCCTTAATGGAAAGTGCGATAGTTACCGTTTCGGGGCATTCCGACACGTTGGATAAGTCAACAACAATGTCGCTACCGTCCGGTTCTATCACTCCGGCACTCGTTGTGAGACTAGTAAACTCGACGTTGGTATAGTCGAATTTCGTTCCGTCATCGTAGGTAAACTCCGTGAGTACGGAAGTTATGTCTCCACATAAAAGTGCTATCGGAACAACAGACACTATGATGTTTTTACCCCCCCACTTTCGCACGTATCGTCTGTGTATTCCTCGCTACTCTGTGTTACTGTGTAGCAAAGACTTTCAATCTTCTCGTAAGGGTACTCGCAAATAGTGTCTCCCTTGACTACTACTGTTTCGTGTTTCTGCACCGCTTTAATAGCAAGCATCGCCTGATTGCTGTCGGTAATCTCTACGGACGTTCCGCTCATCAGGGTAAGAGTTGCCGAATAGGTGTTCTTTGTTCTTTCCATTTATTCCCTCCTAAATTGGTAGTTCAGAACTTGTGACTTCTGTACCGAACTGTGCAATAAGCGGTAACAGTTCTGCCATAGTCTTGTTATTAAGTGTATTAGTGAACTCCGAAATAAATTCGGAATCGCTGACGGTCATAACCTTTTCAATAGCCAGTTTTCCGTTCTCGTCACGGTAGAATACATAACACGGCACATTCTTGATATAGCACTTGCCCGTATTCTGTTCTTTAATCGCTCTGTAATCGGTTACTACATACATTTTCTTCGACTTTACTTTGTATCTGTTAGCAAAGTACGAATCCACATTAATTGCTACGAAACGTGCCTTTGACCGTGCGATTGTACCGTCAGGGTTATACGCTCTCATACCGAGGTCACTTTTGCCCTCTACCATATCGGCATTAGCAAGCGTCATAGCATCTGCAAACGATACAATAGTTGCACCGTTCTTAACCGCTATCGGCTCAATTTCCTTTGCACGTTCCAAAACTTCCGAAATCCTACTCATTTTCAATCCTCCTTAAGTAAGTTCCTCTAAAACTCCGTTCTCATTATGTATATCCTCATCGAGCATCTTGATAAGTTCGCCCGTAAGTGCTGACGCATCAGGTCTGTCAATCGAGTTCATAATCGAAATCATATTCGTCATTTGCGTTCTGATAGTATGGATGTTCTCTGCTTGTTGCATCTCGTACTTATTGAAGAATACCTTTGTAATCTTTAGATGCTGTGCAAGGAATGTAGAGAACTGTATAGCATAATGCTCTCTCATCGGTACTATCGAGTTCAGCATCGCATTATCAATAATCGAGGTCATACTGACGTTACCCGAAATACCGCCTAATTCGAGTAGTGACGGAGACATACCGAAATCCTGAGCGATAATTACACCCTCATTCTCAATCCAGTCAAAGAACTCTGTCGCTTTCGTTACTCTCTCAAGGTGAGTAATCTCTTTATCAAACGCATTGGAAAGTACAATAGCACTATCCGATGAGGAATCCTTAATTTCTTTGGCTACCCGTGCGGCTTCTGCCTTTATTGCATCGACACGCTTTTTATTAGCCATAGCGGATTGGTTAATTGCTTCGGTAGTTGATATATCGTTTTGGTCTCCGGCTACATAACCGTCTTTCGGACGGATGATAATGCGACCCGGTCCGTCGTACCGTATATCGTAATTAAGCCTCTCATACACCGCTACAAGTAGGTCTAAACGTAGTTCATCCTTAAGTAAAGGCGAATATCCGTAGTCATAGGATGTATCGTTTCTGATGTTTATAAACTCTGTCGGCTCTAAAAGGATGAGTTTTCTTTCCTTTAACCGCTCGATTATCTCTGCGTAGTCCTCAATTTTGTCTCCGATATCGAATCCGGCTATTGCCTGATGTTCAGCGGAAACGATATATCCGGCTATCTGCTTGATACCGTCATTTACAACGGTAATTGTCTTGTAGGTATTCGGCTCATACTGGTAGATATCGCCTTGATACCAACGTAAACCGCAACTACCGTGTGTTATCGCCTTACCAATGGCATTTCTTAAGACGGAATAGTTGGTAACGCCTAATTCGTTAAGTCTGTAAAGGAACGCATCTAATGTTTCGTCCTCATTTATCGACCCCGTGGTTATTCCATTGGAAAACAGATAGTTAAGGGTCTGCGACTTAACATATTCGGCTGCCGGAAGTATCTGCATATAGTAATCAGCCTTGGCTAAACCCTCTACATCCTTAAGTTTCGAGGTTTTAGCAAGGTCACATACAGAACTACATTCCGTCCAGTCATTCAAGATATCGACTAATACTTTGTTTTCTTCATTCATACGATTGCCTGCAAACTACTACCGAGGAAAAGGATAGCTGCGTGAATTGAAAGAATAATAGCGTCCAGTTCATCAGGTGAGCGTCCAAGTTGTGCTTTAATTTCCGTTTTCTTGACTATTTCTATCTTGCCGTTTGACTTTCTTGACGATGTAACAAACGGTAGAGTGTCTTTTACCGAGTTATACGCCTGCTTACTGAATAGGATTGCCCCGTCATCAATGAGATTTTGTAGGTCTAAATGCATCTCTGCCCTCTTATTCAGGGCGTTAGTAGCGGAATAATGCCTTGCTCTGACCCGTTCAGGCGTAGGCTTCTGAGCGAAATTAATGCCGTATACGTTTAACCCACGTTTAGCCAACCCCTCAACAAGCCAAATTCCTTGTCCTACGTCCACGCAAATACACGCTACGTGGAATTTATTGGCTATTTTCACGATATCGTTGATGATATCCTCACTTGTAACACCGTCTATCCAATGGTCTTTACGAATAGTGGCTACTTCCTCTATTCGGGTAGTATCGTCTACGCTACAAAGTGAGATACAGATATTATCTTTGCCCTTGTAAGCGGCATCCACGCCCAAAAAGTACTGTGTATAATCGCCCTCGTGCGGAATTTCATACGTTTTAGGCGGTTGAAACATACCGTCTCCGTCAGCATCGAGTACGCATAGCAAATATCTGCGTAATGTGGACTTATTCTTGGCGAAATCCGAGTTAAATACGAGTTCTTTAGTGAATCTTTGTTCCTCGACAGCCGTTAAAGCGTCCATCCACAAAATAAACGTGCGTTTTGACGGATTCTCCTGCGTCAGTTTGTCATAAAAGAATCCCGTCTTATGCGGATTGGAAATCATAACGCTTTTATAAACAGTTCCGTCAATTTTAGCGAACTCTCTACGTCCTAATTCGGAAAAAGCGTCCTCGCTAACCAAAGCCGCCTCGTCTATCATAAAGTTTCCTGCTCGACCGATAGCCTTATTCGACCCCACATTGTCCGTGTAAGTGTCTCCGAGGGTAATCGCCTCGATAAATCCGGCACTTGCAAACGCCAAACGTGTTTTGGAAAGGGATGTAGCCAGTCTGTCAATCTCATCCCTCTTATTCAGTAGTCCGTTTCGTACTTCGGGTGCGGCTTCCTGAGTTGCGGAGATAACATTAGTCATTATCATTTGCGTTACATTTGCAGCTGCACCTGCGATGTAGTATTTTTCGCCCTCGTAAGCCGAAATTAAGGCTACGTGACCTAAAACAAAGGTCTTTCCGTACTGTGAGGGCGTAACAGCGATAATTTCATCGTAATCGCCTGACAAAATTGCCCCTGCTATCATCGCCTGACTATAAAAAAGCCGTAAACCGCTGAAATATGCACCTATTTTGACCGCTCCAAGTCTTGCCAGTCTATTGGCTTCCTTATCGCTTACAGACAGTCTCTTATAGTGTTTAGGTATTTTGCCCCTTATCCACGGTTTACAGTCTCTATGTTCATTCTCGAATAGTAGTTCTAATTCCTTATTCATCCTCGTACTGTGCCATAAACTCAGCCATTTTCTTTTCCTTGTCCTCTAAAGACAGTTCAATAGCCGCACCCTCAAAGGCAACCGCAGCTTTAGTGGAAAATTCATCGGCTTGTTTTCTCTCTAAATACCACTTCGAGGTCTGAATATCGCCCTCTGCTATCTTTGTCGCTATGTTTAATTTTGCTTTGGAGATAATATCGGTCTGCAAGTAGTCTCTTAATGCACCGACATCAGGACTGTCCTTAACCCATTTCTTGATATCGGATTCTTTAACCTCGTATTTTGTGTTTTGAGACGCTCTAAATGCGGCTTCTCTATCAGACAAGCCGTTTTGCCACGCATCTACTACTTCACGCCATACTGGTTCACTTACCCCTTTAGGGCAAATAGCCTTAAACGGTACTTTTACTCTCGACATATATACCTCCGTCTCCGATATATAGAAATAATTTTTTATTGTCAACTACCTAAATGTATGATATATTGTAGTTAGAAAAAATAGGGTTTTGTAAAACGGGTCTGTTTTTCGAGTTTTCGCTCCGGTTTTTTCATTCTGAATACCCCCCCCGTGGGGCACAATGCTTTTTGCTTCCTATAATTAGACAGAGGAACGGTGTAATGCCGTTCTTTTGTTTTGTCCTTATTTTGTGATATATTGTACTTGTTCGAGTTGACATAATTGCCGGACTTCTATATATTCCAAGTGTGGTAATTAGATTTGTCTGATTTCATTGTTTGACATCCTTTACCTTAAGCGTCCCTCAAAGGGGCGTTTTTGGTTGACAAACATCTGCATCTTCTATATATTCCTAGTGAAGAATTGTTTCATAAAAAACCCATTCGATAACGTCTCTGGAAAGCGTCCTGCAAGGGGCGTTTTTCAGTTAAGAACCTATGTCATTCATCATTTACCTTTGGCGTAGTGTAAAAACACCTAACCGCAATAGTAAGTACAGTCTGTTTTCACCGCAGACTGTATTTTTTTACCCCTTTTAGTTTACCGATAATTTATTATTTTGCCGTTTTTTAGCAGTTTTTGTGTTGTATTCACAAAATCCAAAAGTATATCCCCCGTAATTTCTGAGACACGTTTGTGAATTATACACAAATTTTAGCCGGAGAAAGCCGAAAATCCGAGGTTTTCAAAAAGGGGAAATCGAATTTTGGAGGTTTTCAAAAAGGGGTAAAAGAAATCGAACACATGTTCTATTCCTTTGCGATTCACACCACCCCCACCACCGCACCCTCAGACCGTCCAGAACGCCCAAAATTTGACCGCTGACGGCTTTTTATCGCCTGCACGGGTAGTTATACCACAACGCACCTAAAACCGCGCAGAAGTCAAATATGAGCCGTATAGCGATGTGTCCCATTTTTCGTACTTGGTTTAACTATTCCTAAAATTTACATTTTCGGCATAGTTGGAACGTGGGTTACTCTAAGAAAAATTAAGAGAAATTGAGAAATCAAGTTGTTTTACTTATCGTTTTTCCCGGCTTCCTCAAGGCATAAAAACGCTGGAAGCGTGTAACTGGAACGAGTCGAGCGGATAAAGGATATTGAACAACGGATATTAAAAAACCGATAAAACAGTGTTCAGATTGTTCTATCGGTAATAGATAACGGCATATAGAATTATATTACTTAGATATGGTTATTGTATATCTTTAAATAGGTATTAAAAAAGCACCCCAGCCGGAGTGCCTTACTTTGATTATAAATCCGTTAAAGCTGCATAGATAAACCAAATGATTCCGAATATAAGTAATAGTTTTGGTAATGACATAAA